CTGAATCAATGTACTCACCCTGTGGGGTTATTACTATTGGCATTTTTCATTATCTCCTTTTGTATTTCAACTTGGTTTTTCTCACGCTCCATCTGCAATTCAAGTTCAAGCTTGGCTACTTTGGCTTGTAAGTCTGCTTGTAGCTTGGCTTGCTCTATCTGCAAATCTTGTTTCGCTTCTGCTTCATTAATCGCTAATTTCTGTTGTGCTTTAGCTTGGTCAGCTTGTATCTGCACTTCAGTTCTTGCTTTTAAGGCTTCAGCTTCTAATTTTGCTAGTTCTTGTGCGTATTGTAGTGGGTTTTGTTGTTGTTGCTGTTGTTGTTGCATCATTTTAGCTAGTGGTGCAATCGCTTGCATTTGAGGTGCTTTAGCCACAACTTCTGCTGCCCTTTCGCTTATAAGCCTATCCATCTCTGGATTAATGTCTTCAAACTTAAATTTAGGGTCACGAAGCTCTGGCAAGGTTGGTAATGATACACCAATACTTGCTTGCATTCTTTGTCTATATAACAACGCTATATGTTCAGCTATATGAGCTATCATAATTGGTTGCATAGCCGCAGCACCTGGGTTTCCAGCTAACATTGGGTCTTGTAAGAACTGAAGGTGAACTGCAATGTGTGCATCGTGATCTTGATCTGGAAAGGCTCTTATAGCTTTACCATACATCAAAGCAGTGTTTTCTGTAATAGGATCAATTCTTGCTGCATCGTCTGGTTTCTTCAGTATTTCGTCTATGTTGTTTATACGAATAGCTTCAAGCATTCTTTTGTTAGCTTCATACTGATCATATAATTGTGGGCTTGCACTTGACATCTGCAGAACTGCTTGAGCTTGTGCTATTCTTTGTGCAGTACTAAATATATTAGGGTCACTGACTGGTATTACATCTATTCTTTCGTCAAAGTCTTTGGCAAATATAGTTTCGCTTATACCACCCATAGCAAAGGTAAAGCTCTCTGGCAGATATTCTGCGTTAAGCTTCGCCAACATTTTGAACTCTTGTCCTTGTGAATAATGTAATCTTTTGTGTATAGCACTGAAAGCTTTACTACCTTGCTCAATCAGTGCGACTGTTGAACCAACGGGAGCATTTGGATTAACATCGCCTACATTTAAATCTGCAGTACTAGCAAATCTTCTACCAGCATCTGCAATAGCGTTCATAAGATTGAACAAGGTGCTTGATGGCTCTTTAAATGGTAGTGGCATAATAGCTTTGTTTACATCATCTACTGTGGCATCTAAATCTGCAAACTCACCAGGGTTAATCTGCATTTCACCACCAGTAACTCTACCTTTAAGCTTAAAACCACCTTGCATGTTAGCAAAAGCCGCTGAATCTAATAAAGCTCTAAGTGATCCAGTTGCTGCTTTGCCTAGCCCACCTATCATGTGATACAAGCCAAATCCATAGAAACCAGTTCCAGGAAGAAACTTATAACTCACAAACCAATCTCTTCTTATTTGTTTTGGGTCTTCTTCTCTCCAATTACGTCTTACACTAACTATCTTTTCTGCATCGTAATCAATTGTAATTACATAAGGTAGGGCAACCATGTTATCTTCGTCTTCTTCCTCTACAGTATCTATGCCATCAAATGATTGATACGCATGTACCTCTAGAAGCGTCATCACTTCATCTTCGCTATCTCCATAAGGGTCAACGCCCTCTATCTCGCTTCCTACATCACCACTTGGGTCTATGTCTTCCCCACTGTATTTACTTGGCAGATAAAACCCAGCCTTAACATATTTGTTAAAGTCGTTTTTAGGCATACGAATAACGTGTGTATATCTATTTGATGTGTAGAGGTCTTTACTCTCTGGAGAAACTACAAAGTCTTCTGCCTTTACAAATTGTGAGCATTGCCTATCAAGGTTAGCATCCCACCAAACTTTTTTAAATGTATGTCCAATTAATGGTAACTGAAATAACATCTGATCTAAATCAGGGAAATACTCTGGCATCTCTTGAGTAATCTGATAATTCATAAAATCTTTTACTCTTCGAGCTTGCTCCTCCATCTCCTCAGTAGGGTCACCAACAATAATTGTCTTAACTGGCCCGCCACTTGGATATAATTCTGCTATTGCTCTTGCATTAAATTGTGTAGCTGCTTCTGCTATCATAGGATGAACTACATTACTTAGTCCTCTTGTAGCTCTTTGGTCTTCCTCTTCTTCTTGACCACCATGTATATCAAGTGTCTCTAAACCTTGCTTGTATCTATCTTCCCATTGTGACCTTGCTTCTTTGTCTGATTCATAGCTAGAGATTAATTGGCTTGCTACTGCATTTAATTCTTTTGCATCAATTGTTTCTGCTAAGTTTTGGTCGAATGAACTATCTTGTTCTTCTATTATATCTAAAGATGGGTCGCCTACTAGCACCTCATCGTTACCTATTTCTTCTATTTGAAAGTCGTCTGAAGGCATACCTTCTGCAAAAGGAATTACTTGAGGTTCTCTAGCCATATATTGTCATCCTTCTCTCTTGAACTTCATCTTCTTCATCATAATCTGTAGAATGAGTGATGAACCAACCTTTTCTTAATCTTAGCCAAGCCTGTGTACAAGTGTCAACTATATCATCATTATCACCCGCAGGGAAGGCTGAACATATATCAATTAAGTTTTTAGCCCATTTTTTTCCTTGTGGATAGAATATTCTACCATCTTCAAGTAATGCAGAACTACTATGTGCCCTTGCAATCTTGTCTCTATCTGGTGAATAAGCCAATACTGGTATGCCACCCATCCTTAAATCTTGTAATAAACTTTGACCACTAGCCTTCTTCTCTATCAATACTGTATCTGGCTGCCAGTCATCATATGCTTCTTGAGCAAGCTTTCTAAGCTCTGGGTAGGTTACTCTGTCATACCACATTTCTACGACTATAGCATTTACTTGACCATTTTGTTTGAAGATGCCCCACGTTGTTCTTGCACTGTAACTACTTGTTTCTTTGGTGCTGAACGCAGTATCATAGCTTTGAACCAAGTATTCAATCTCTGGAAGATCATCTTTCTCCCAGGGAACCCACCATTCTGCTTTGAGGATACCACCTCCTTTGGGCATTGGTCTTTGTTGCAGTTGACCAGCACTAGCGTATGAACCCAAACTCTTTTCCAAATTATCAAGAGTTTTTTCGTCAATCCTCTCCTCCCACAACAACTCCCCTTCTGAAGTTCTTGGGTCGCTAAAGCCAAGCGATGATCTAGTTGGCGTTGGGTGACCAATTTCGTATCTTGCAGGTAAACATAAATGATCCCAATCATTGTACTCATTCGCTAATATGTGTCCAGTAAGGTCATTTTCATGTACCCTCTGCATAATTATAATAAAAGCTCCAGTTCGTGGGTCATTCAGTCTAGTTTGCATAGCCTGATCCCACCATTCTAGAACACCTTCTCTAACTGCTGACGATTCTGCTTCTCTTACGTTGTGAGGATCATCTATAACAATTATGTCACCACCTTCACCAGTTAGTGCTCCATCTACTGAGGTAGCTATTCTTTGACCTGTCTTATCATTTTCAAATCTTTGTTTTTGATTTTGATCTGAGGTTAGTGAGAATATATCACCAAAGTAGCTTTTGTACCACGGGCTTTCTATTAATCTTCTGCACTTAACACTATCTCTTATAGATAATGACCCAGCATAACTAGCAAACAAAAACCTTTTAGATGGCTGAATAGTCCATGTCCAAGCTGGTAAAGCTACAGCTACACTTATAGACTTCATGTGTCTAGGTGGTATGTTTATAATAAGTCTTTTGATATCGCCTTCTACTACAGCTTGTAGATGTTCTGATATAGCATCTATGTGCCAGTTATCGTAAAAGTCTCTTCCAGGTTCAATCGCTTGCCAAGATTTCTTTGTGAAAACCTTCAATGACCTTTTCATTAGCTCCTTCTGAGCTTGAAGCAATAGCTTTGGATAAGACTCTTTCGAGATTTTCGAGTTCGTCATTTGATATTCCACTTAGGTCTATAACTTGTCTTTGTTCTATTATTGTTTCTTTCTCTATCTTATCTTGCCATCCAGCCCTGTTCTTTAGGTAAAAGATCATTGCAGTATTATCTCCTTCAAGAGCCTTTTCATAAAGCCTATTAGTGATAGTCTGTATACCTTTACCCTTTCCTCTTTTTATAGCTTCTGCAAACTCTATAAATTCATTCTGCTTTTCGTATAGAGTAGATAGTCCTATACCTAACGCCATAGCTATCTGTTCTTGTGTTAATCCTTGTGCTGCGTAGGCTTCAGCCTTATCACACATTTCTTTTGTAACTACAAATTTAGGTCTACCCACTTTTTTGATAGACTTTTTGTTTTTAGTACTCATATAATTTTAGCCTTAGCAATTTTATTATAGTCCTCTGCTGAAATTGAATTAAGTATTAGAGGGGCATCATCGCCTTCCCACATATTTTCAATGTTTTCTTCGAAGTACTCTATAGCTTTTTCTCTGCTATAGTTTTTTTCTTTCATAATTATTTCAACACATTTTGTTCTATTGTATACTGCTACAGTAGGTCTTTGTAATTTTTCTTGTACAACAAAGCCTTCGTAAGCATCATCGAAACCCTCTAGCATTATCATATATGGTAACATTATAAACTCATTTCAAATTGTTCATCTTCATTCAAAATTATATCTACATTTTTTTCAAAGCCTATTTTCTCGTTAGCTCTAAGCCTATTGTATAGTTTTAAATCAGTCTTCTTTATGTGTATCATAGCATCTTCATATTTTTTATCTAATATTTTTTGCTCGTCTTCAGTGATATCGCTTACTAGCATCTACATTCCCCTTTGGAAGATATACTTCAACATAACAATCACACTTAGGACATGATAGGTTTGTGACAATAGCATAATCTTCAGTTTCTTCCTCAATATCATGATCACCACCCCATATTAAACTTGTCTCACACCACCAACAATTCATTTTAATTCACCATCACTGTTTTATATTTTACGCCTAATAAATGTTCATGAAGCTTCATAGCTAAGGTATGTATGTACAAAGTTCTTTCATCATGTGTAAGAAAGTGAGTGTCTTGCTCCACTTGATCTATTATGTCATCGACCATTTCATCTACATACATTTTCTTCTTATTACTCGTAGTCATATTCACTCACCTCTTCATATACCTTTTTCTCATTACTGAATGAAAAGAATGCTTGACCTATATGACCATAGATACCTTGCTCTCTAATCTTCCTAGTAATTATCTTGGTAGTATTATCCTCGAAGTCTCTATGAACTACTAAAGCAGCATCACTCATGTTTGCCCAATGTGCTGATCCACTAACTTGATACAAGTCTGGTGGAGGAACTACTCCACTATCATTCCGCTGCAGCTTGTGTGGGTGAGCTACCATCCAGACAACTATTTGATGGTTTCTAGCAAACTGCTGACACTTAGCAATTATATCCCTTATATGCTCATCTTCTCTTTTAGCATAATCTCTGTTAGGGCTAATCTGATTAAATGGGTCTATAACTAATCCCTTAATACCAAACCTTTGCTTGGCTACCTTCGCCTTACTTAATATAAACTCTATGTCTGGGATTTCTTCTGTGTTCTCTATAAACTTAAAATGATTGTCCAAGAACTCTATCCCACCATTTAGTTCATCTTGTGTCATTCTAGCGTGTAAACCTATGTCAAAAGGCTTTCTACATCTCTTTTCAAGTAAACGCCTAATATGATTTGGTGTTGAGTGTTCTGGGCTAAATATAGCAAAGTTCCAATTCTCTCTTTCAGCTAAGTTTAATAACAACTGATCTAGGAAGTTACTTTTACCATGATTAGGTATGCCAGTTATTAGGTTAAATGTACTTGGCATAATCTTGTATATTTTATCTAACTCTTTGAAACCAGTACTAAAAGCTTTCTGCTCATTACCATCATAAATGTTCTGCACACTATCGTGATACTCTTTGACGCCATGTAAACCTTGTACTGGGAACTCTTCAGCATACTGTATACATTCTCTTAATATTTGAGTATCATAATGTATTAAACATTCGTTGGCATCTTTACACTGCCAATCATCTATTCTAGGGAAATTGACAACCTTACAAATGTCTTTACCAAATCTATGTATAATCTCCAACCTCAACGCCTTACCATTTTCATCAGCATCTGTGGCTACGATTACTTCGTCAGCATCAAAAATCCATTTAGAATGTTCAAACGCCATAAACCTTTTATCGTCAGATTTAAATTTCGCTGTTTGAGGTGCTCCATCTGGTAGACTTACTACATTTCTAAACCCAGCTTCATATAATGCCAACACATCCATTTCACCTTCAACAAATATAACAGTTTTCATATCTGTTTCTTCCCAATGTGCTCTTAACATATCTATATTATACAAACACTTAGTGGCATTTTTCTCTTGCAGAAACTTCTTGTCTTTTGTTCTACTTTTTATATTTACAATATCTCCTTCAAGATAATATGGAAAACATAGCTTCTGATCTTTAGTAAACAACTTAAAAGCATCTGCAGTATCTTTTGTTATTTTTCTATTTGCCAACCATAACAAAGAACCTTCTGATAGTTGGTGATTCGCATTTGATAATATTGGCGTAGGTGGTGTAACTTCTATTGGCTGTTCCCTTACAATTCTTGGTTGTCTCATAGGTAAATTAATATTCTCCTTAACTCCCCCAGTCCAATCGCAATGATGACACATCCATAATATTGATTCGTATGTAACTGTAACTGACAAACAAGGGTCATGCTTCTTTCTTCTACTTGGGGAGCATTCTGGACATCTAGTTCTGTAGTCGCCTACCCCATAGTTATTTAAATGTATTCCTTGATCCATTGCTTTTTCTGCTAGTGATTTTTCGTTCTTCATCATTTGTTTATCCTACTAATAAGTTTAAGTTTGTTTTTCGTTGTTTAGGTTGCTCTACATCATTAAATCGCTTTTGCGATAACCAAGTCTTGGCGTGTGGAATAAATCGTTCATCTTTCCCCGATTGCGACTTAGCAAATGATCTTGTCTTATTTATTAAATTTTCAAAAGTAATTTCTTTATTCTTCATTGTTATTTGGAACTTTTGTGAAGCTCCAAACTTATTGTCATTAGGTCTGTTTGGATACTCTTTCCAAAACAATTCAAATTCCTTACTATATTCTTTTTTATTATGATAGGTTATTGGTGTCGCATTTTGCAGAGGGGGTGGGGTAGCATTTTGCGACTGGGTATCTATATTGAGTTTATATATGTTACTTGTCTGTCTATGATTATTATTTTCTGTTAGCTGAAATCTTTTCTCAACATCAATAAAATTCATATCTTTCAAACGCTTAAGTGATCTAATGACTGTGTCAGTACTACACTCACATAGCTCTGCAATCTTCTTGTGTGAAGGATAGCAACTGTTTTCTGCATCAGTAAAGTTAGCTAATATAATAAGAACTAACTTATCTGTACTGTTACCTACCTTAACCTCTGACGCCCATTTCAACGCTGACCATGACATATAAGTTCTCTACCTCAAAACTTCTGTTATCAATATTGGTGGATTATATGTAGATAGAATTTTCTTTCTAAGCATGTAATCCCTTGTCTTAGTGGCTTTAGACTTTACATCCTCCACAACCACTTCACCATCTTTTTTATAGCGAAAGTCTGCAGTATACCTACCTATCTTTACGCCATTACACATCAGATCAAACTTTGGATGTATTTCCAAATCTGATATCTCTTTGGCTCTAAGAAGGTGTTCTAATTCTACAAACCTCTTAAGCTCACGCTTACTATCAAAAACCTCACCCTTGTAAGTTTGCTTGATGGCGTTGTATTTGTTTCTCGTAAAAGTCATGACCAGTAACCTCGTTATTAGTAAAGTCAAAAATAAGTTTAGCTTTATTAAATCGTGGTAGAGTTTCGCCCCTACTCCACTTTTCAATATTCCTAAACGACACTCCTATTTCTTCACCAAAGGTTCTGTAGTTGTAGCCATTCCTTCTAATCCATTCTCCTAATTGCATTAGATTTTCTCCATAAAAAAA